ACAATAGGAGAAATATACACATGAAAGACAATCTATTAGACTTAGTAGAACACACGCACGACTTGGGATGCATCGAACTAATTAAAATCACCGGGGATGCCAATGCCACAGAGGTGGTTGGTGTTGGTACTGATAATTCCGTAGTATTGGATGCCAAGTTCACAGTGCCAGAACCCAAGTTCACAGGAACTTTTGGTATGCCTAATTTGGGCAAACTCAAGATCTTGTTGAATTTAGAAGCCTACAAAGAAAATAGCAAACTAACAGTCACGCACAAAGCAACCGGAGAACCCGACGGAATTGATTTTGAAAATGCTGCAAGCGATTTCAAAAACAACTATAGGTTTATGACATCCGGAGTGGTTTCGGCACAGGTCAAGACACCAAAATTCAGAGGCGCAACCTGGCATATCACATTTGTTCCCACTGTGGTGGCCATTCAACGATTGCGTATGCAAGCACAAGCACATGCTGAAGAAACAAGTTTTCAGATCAAAGTAGAAAATGGAAATTTGGTATGTTTGTTTGGAGATCATTCAACCCATGCAGGGAATTTCATCTTTCACTCAGCAGTGACGGGCCAACTAAAGCGAGCATGGAGTTATCCTACCAAAACTGTGATGAACATTTTGAGCTTGACCGGAGACAAAACCATCAGCATCAGCGACGACGGCTGTGCTCGAATCACAGTGGATTCCGGCCTTGCTACCTATAATTATATTTTACTAGCATTGACTAAGTGATTAGATTTTTCAAAATAGAAATAATATGCAAAAAAATATTAATCCCTACAACTTAAAAACATTCAAAGCTTATTTTGAGCAGACTGAACTATGTCACCGCTTAACACAAGATTTTGATAAATTATATTATTCTCTTGCAGATAGATATAATTGCTCGCCTCGGGAACATGTAGGCACTAGACAATTTTTTGCAGTTCCTTTTTATTATTTAAAGTATCTAACAGACAGGAATCCTAAAATAATATATGATATAGGATGCGGATGGAATATATTTAAAAAATATATTCCTAATATTATTGGAATTGACCATAATATTAGTAGTGTAGCATATCATGCAGATTTGTATGGTCACGTCGATGACGAATATATTCAGCAACATCAGAATTTTTTTGAATCTGCGTTTGCAATATGTTCTTTACATTTTCATCCACTATCGGATTTGCGTAAAGTTGTTTTAGATTTTATTTCTATGTTATCACCGGGTGGCTGTGGATTTTTAGCACTTAATCTACAACGCATGATCGACCGCGATCCACGATTTGATAATGATTCTTTGCCTAATTTTGATTTTGAAACAGAGATAAGGACTCAATTGGAAAATATTCCTGCTACTTATCTTGTTTTTGATGTAAATTTATCCAATGGATATGATGACTCAATGGATGGAAATATAAGACTAGTATGCCACAAGACAATTTAACTGCCAAGCAAAACGACTATGCAGTATTCCTGCCAGCCATCAGTGGATTCTATGCCACGTTTGTAGGCAAACAACGTGTAGGACCTTATGTGGATCCTGCACGTATGCCTGTGGGTATTCAAGATATGGAACAGATGAATTGGCTCAACAGCCAACAGGCCTTGTTTCCATACCGCTGGAGTTTGTATTCCGGTGGACATGCTAACCTAGATCTTACCAAAACAGATCCAAGTGAAGATATGGTACGTGCAAGAGAAGCAGGCACACTGATGCTGGGCGACTCTGGAGGATTCCAGATCGCTAAAGGGCTGTGGCCAGGTGAATGGCGCGATCCTGGCAGCGCAGAAGTCAAACAAAAAATTGCCAACCTAACTGCACAAGGTACCAGCACCACTGTGACCGACAAAGGCAAAACTGTAACTGTAAATCCCTTAGCAGATTATTTGAAATTAATAGATGCTGCTCAGAAAAAACGTGAAACTGTGCTGAAATGGCTAGATGGCATTTGTGATTATGGAATGACATTGGATATTCCAACTTGGGTGATTCACGATAAGAAAGCAGCCGCGGCATGTGGCATCAGCACACTGACCGAAGCTGTTGCGGCCACCAAGTTCAACAACGAATACTGGATGAAGAATCGCAAAGGTGTCAAAAATGGTGGCATGAAGATTCTTAATGTATTGCAGGGCGCCAATCATGACGATGCTGAACGGTGGTATCAAGATATGAAACAGTATTGCGATCCTGCCATCTACCCAGATACACATTTCAACGGTTGGAGCATGGGCGGACAGAACATGTGTGATGTGCATTTGGTACTGAAACGTTTGGTAGCTCTGCGTCACGATAACCTGTTGCAAGAAGGCGTTCATGATTGGATGCACTTCTTGGGCACAAGTAAACTTGAGTGGGCAGTGTTGCTCACAGACATTCAACGTGCAGTTCGCAAGTATGTTAACCCACGCTTTACTATCAGCTTTGATTGTGCAAGTCCGTTCCTGGCCACTGCCAATGGACAAGTGTATCATCATATTGATTTGCCACACAACGAAAAGTGGTGCTATAGAATGAGTCCTATTGTGGACGACAAGAAGTATTCCGCAGACACAAGACCATTTGGTCAAGCAGTCATTGCTGATGGCCTAATTGATCACTTTGATGAATCGCCTATCAGTTTACAATTGCAAATGAAAGATGTTTGTATATACAAGCCAGGAGATCTAAACAAGATTGGCAAAGAAGGCAACACAAGTTGGGACAGTTTTAGCTATGCCTTGCTCATGGGACACAATGTATGGACACATATCGAAGCAGTGCAACGTGCCAATCGTGAATATGACAGCGGCAAGTGGCCGGCCATGATGTGGAATCGAGGAACCAAAGGTCGCACCGGTGACCATGCCATGTTCAAAGATATTGTGGATGCTATCTTTGCCACTGCTGACCGTGGTGAAGCTGAAGCTATAATTGAGCACTATGATCGGTACTGGATGGACATCATCGGCACTCGAGGATTCAAAGGTGACAAAGCCAAAAATCCTCACAGCCAATTTAATAGGTTGTTTAGTTATGATGAAGATGAGGTTGACCAAGACCCCGATGATAGTGTACAATTAGATGCAACTGCACTTGATCAACTTGAACAGGAACAACGGCAATGAACAGAGAAGGTCACGAAAACGTCCAATTCTTTTTTGGGGAAGAAGTAGAACATACTCCGGCTTTTGGAAAACAAACACTATTTGTAGTTGGCTTGCAACCTGTGAATGAAATTGCATACCAGTTTGATCGAAATCCACGCGGAGTAGAACATATCTATTTTGGTGCCAATATGAGTTTCCCATCTAGCATACGCACTAACGATGCTGTGTTTTGGAAGCCATGGGTGAACATGATTACGCCGTTCCTGACCAAGGGATATCTGTGTACATTGGATATTCCAGTTGGCTGTGTAGAAGGACTGTTAGAAGGTGGCCTGTGCGAGCACAGTAACTTTATTCCAATGATTTCTGTAAAACTTCCTTACATTCGCCAACTTGGCTATAATGCCACACTCAAACTAGACGACCGAGACTTTGCGGCAACCAACCCTGGAGTATGGTGCCATAATCTACATGAATTGCAAGATAGAGCTCGGTTCACGGACTGGACTCGATACACCAAAGACACAACTGTATGAAAATTGGATTGAGTTATAGTCGATGTGTGCGAGACATTGTCAACGGCACAGTGGACATTTCAGATGTGCTGTTGATCATTGCTCGTACAGATTTTGATCCGCACGATGACGAGCAGTGGAAGGGCATTTGGCAAGGCTACGGTGGTGGGCAGACTTTTGGAAGTCCGTTTAGTAGTCCAGAATGGATTGACCATCCTGCCGAAGACGAAGATCGATTTCGTAGCGTAAGTATGATGCTTTACGATGATGGTAAGTTGCATCAGCCTCGACGGTTTGGGGCACATCCTCAACGCATGCCTTATTATTGGCTAGAAACTGCACTGCCCAACAACGAATTAGACAGATTTCCTGCAGTCAAGCTTGCTTGGGATCAGTTTCAAACAGTGGCCGGACTTGCCGGTGTTAAATTAGACAAGGCTGCACAATGAAATGGCTTAAACAGAGATTAAGACACTGGATACTCTATAACAACGAAGATTGTATTCCATCTGATCGATTAGAAATTCGTACAAGTGACTCACGTTTGAGAAGTCAAGGGTTTGGACTACAGGTGTACAAAGCATCTGGTGGCATTGTAATTGAGACCAGAGCATATGACGAACGCAAGGATAGAAATAATCTAGGGCTATATGTAATCACAGAAGACCAAGATGTTGGTTACGAAATTGGTAAAATTATCACATATGAGAATTTAAAACTATAGACTACAAATGAAATATCCATTTAAACCCTTGTGCGATGAGCTTATGGTGCAACAACAGATTGCCAACAGTTGGGAACACATGGTGGGTGTGATCATGTTGAATCAGACCAGTAGAAAGCCTGTAAAAACCACACTGCCGGAATTCTTGTACTGGTTTCCCACGCCACATGCACTTCTTCGTGCCAACGAGGCTTTTGTCAAAGGCATTTTGGAACCATTAGGCATGAAAAATATTCGTTATCAGAGATTGATCCGTATGAGTCAAGACTACTTGACTTGGGATGGCAATGATGCTACTATGCTGTATGGCATAGGAAAATACGGCAGCGACAGTTACGAAATATTTTTCAAACAGAACTACACAGTCAACCCCACAGACAAAGAATTAAAAAGATATTTACAACAGGAAACAGTATGAACTTAGAACAAAGAGAAACCATCAACAGAATCAGTTCTGCGGCACAAAGAAAAATTTGGGTCACATTCCAAAAGGAAGGCATTCATTGCTATCCAGCAGCTGCTACAGATCCTGCATTGGCCACAGGAGACGAATATGATGTTTCGTTCCTCGGTACTCCGCATAGACACATCTTCCACTTTAAAGTTTGGATAGATGTGTTTCATAATGATCGAGACATTGAATTTATTCAGTTCAAACGCTGGTTGGAAAATCTCTACAAAGATGCTATACTAGCATTAGACTACAAAAGTTGTGAGATGATTGCAGATGACCTATATATACAAATAGCCAGCAGATATCCCAATCGTGCTGTGTGGATCGAAGTGTCCGAAGATGGTGAGAACGGATGCTTGATCAAATATGAACTTTCTCGCCCTAATCTTAACATTACTATTTAAATTGCTTAAATTTCACAAGCTACTGCCGTCTGATCCTAGTCAATATTTCTGTATTGCACCATTTCAGAGTATGAGGCAAAACGCATATGGACGTAACAGTCCGTGTGCGTTTGGTGCTGGCGAATGGCATCACGGTCACTTAACTCCGGCAGAGCGTTGGGATAGTCTAGAGCTTAATAATCTTAGACAGGCCTTTGTCAATGGCGAGAAACCAGCTGAATGCCATCGTTGTTGGGCCGAAGAAGATGCTGGTAAAGTTAGTTTGCGTCAACGACAATACGAATACTTTCCAAACGATTATAAAGATTTTATATTGACTGGACAGTGGGAACACGGTCCAAAAACTGCAGTGTTTAAAACCAGTAATGTTTGCAATCTGGCTTGTCGTAGTTGCGGAGGTTGGGATACCAACACTTATACTCGAGAAGGTCAGGAATATGTTAACATCTATAATACAACAGTAGACGGAAAACCCCATAATAGATTCATTCCAATTTTGCCGCCCAAGCACATGGATTTTATGCAGTACCGTGATATTGCTAACAATTTAGAAAAAATAGATTTTTTCGGTGGCGAGCCATTTTTAAATATCACACAACTAGATCTATTAGAATATCTTGTTGAGCAGGGTTTAAGTAAAAAGATTACTTTATTCTACAGTACCAATTGTACTAATATGGCTACATCAAGATTAAAACGTGTCTGGAGCAAGTTCAAGCGCATTGAGATATCAATGAGTATTGATGGCATTGGTGATCAGTTTGAATACTTACGTTGGCCAGGACAATGGAACACTGCCAAGGATGTTATGCAAGATATGCTAGATTTACAAAATCAGATTGATGCAGAAGTATACACCATGGCCAGTACCACTATCAGCAATATGAATGTATACTACACCGATCAAACATACACTTGGCTAAAAGAACAAATTGGCAATGTCTACATCAACATGGTAAATTCCCCTAGCTATTTGTCTTTACATATAATGCCAGATAATGTAAAATCAAGTATAAGAAGCTTTGTCAAGAACCCGGAAGTGCTAGGGTATATTGACATACAATTGTCAAACCCACTATCATGGAAGCAATTTATTATTTGGATGAAAAGACAAGATATATACCGTAACCAAGATTTCTCAACTGTCTTTCCAGAATTTTTTGACATTGTCAACGATGACTGGAACTCAATAACTGATTTATCAGAACAAAACTTTTATCAACTATAATCAAAAGGATAATCATACTATGGCCAAATTTGACATCAAACCAAACCCACGTGTTCAACCAATTTTTGAAGATCTCGAACGGTTTTTGGAATTTTGCCAAGACTACGGATATCGTTACAACGAGAGCGATCTTTACAACTTCAAAAGCTATGCCTGGCAACAGTTTAACAAATGGCATCAAGGCAAAAATGCCAAGAACATGTGGAGTGAGGACGGTCGTAGATTTGCAGGATATCGTTCTGCATGATCCATGTGTTCTTTGATTGCGGGTCTTTTGGTAGTACCATAGAATCAGTGCTACACAATTACACCGATCATAGTGTACCAATTGACTCTAAAATCTTAGATGATGGGTCTATGCATTCGTTTGTTAAAGAACAACATGTGACAAATGTCAATATCTTGGATCATTTCCTTAAACATGATACGCCTAATAGTAATGCCATTACTACGCCAACGTATCCGTTTAAGGAATTTAAACTTCCTACGATACTCGAGCATTTTTCATTGATCAAGTCCTGGCCAACAGATACGAAAATCCTAGTATTCCAACCAGACCTCAGAGCATGTGAACTAAACTTGTTGTTTAAGTATCACAAGGTCTGCATCAGTTACATGAATACCGGACTTGATATTATCGTTGGTGACAATCAACACAACATTGTGAATTGGAATCAAGACTACACTCATTGGTCGCAGATGAAAACCTGGGAACTAAGAGAATGGCTGAGTCTATTTTACACAGGGTTTGTGCAGGAGTTCATTGATGCTCAACATCAGGTACCCGATGATTGGTTAAAACTTACCAATACCAATATCTTGTACAATACCAAAGAATCGTTGCTCAAAATAATACATCACTGTGAGTTAACCAACACCAAAGATCTTACCGAGTTTGTAACTGAATGGCAACAGGCACAGAAATACATTGTGGACGAGTTTGAATTGTTAGACCAGATTATTGATTGTGCCATTACCAATCAACCATTGGAGTGGCAACCTATCAACATCATAGCAGAAGCCATTGTGCAACAACGACTGAGAGCAAACGGTTATGAGATTCGGTGTGATGGGCTTGACAAATTCCCAACTGATGCTATAATGTTCAATAAACTACTAGAGAAAGTACCCCAATGAGAAAACTATACTACATGGGCTTGGAAAGTTACGAAGCCCGTTACACCCTACAACTGACAGAATGGAACCGACGTGTGTTTGACCGCAGAGGTCTTGACGTTGTGTACGTTCCGGGTACAACTATTGACAATAGTCAAGCTATTTCGGTAGGACAGGTGCTGGACGCACATGGACGCAGTTATTTTGGCATGAGCCAAATGATGAACCTGGTTCAGTTAATGAAAAACGGAGAGGTCACATATGAAGATGTTATCTACTTTGAAGACATGTTTCAACCCGGAATTGAGTCCCTTCCTTACATATTTGATCAGATCCCTGCTGATCAGCGGCCTCGTGTGTACGTGCGCTGTCTTGCTCAGTCCATTGATCCTGATGACTTCGTACATGTATGGGGTATGGCAAAATGGATGGGACTCTACGAACAAATGGTTAATGAGTTTGTGGACGGAGTTCTTGCCACCAACGAAGAGATGGTTGCTCATATGCGTATTGCCGGCTGGAGTGCTTCTATATACAATATCAGTGGGTTGGCATTTGGCAAAGAGGAAGTTCTAGAACGCATTGGCGGTGCAGATAATGTACAACCATTTAACAATCGTACACAACGTGTGGGATTTGCTGCAAGGTTTGATCAAGAAAAGCAACCTGACTTTTATATGGACTTGATTGAGATGTGGCATGCGCAAGGTCCGTATCCTGTAGAATTTGCTATATTCTCCGGTGGGCCATTGCGTAGCAACAATCGAAAATTTATAGATCGTGCAGATGATTTGGCCCGTCAAGGCAAGTTAAAAATTTACGATAATCTAAGCAAGAACGATTACTATGCTCTCCTTAACGATACTCGTGTGTTGTTTAACTGTGCTTTACAAGACTGGGTCTCCAACACTGTTAGCGAAGCAGATACCCTTGGAGCCAATGTACTATATCCTGCTTACCGCAGTTTTCCTGAGACTTTTGCAAATGACCCTAACAGGCTCTACATTCCTTGGAGCATAGATGATGCTTATACGAAACTGCATAATTTACTAGAACGCCCACATCATAATATGGGTTTGATTTCAGACTGGAATGACGGCACAATTGATCGGGTAGTCGATATCTTACAAGGCAACGGTGAGCAGTGGAATCGTAGTGGTAACAGATATAGAGATCATGTGCCGCATGAAAAATATCAAGTGGTAAAGGTTGAACAATGATTATAGTAACAGGTGCGTCAGGATTTATCGGCGGAGTAATGTCATTGAAATTAAAAGATGCAGGATATTCAGTTATCGGAATTGATCGCCGTCCGTGCCCAGATCATTTAAAATTTTGTTTTGATCAATTCATTGAGTCAGATTTTGTTGATGTTTTAGAATTCATTGGCAATTCCGATGCCGATATCGTAATCCATTGTGCCGGTAGTAGTTTGGTTGGTCCTAGTGTGACCGACCCTAAAGAATACTATAATAATAACATAGTTAAAACATTGGCATTATTAGACATCATGGTAAAGCATGCACCTGACACTAGACTTATGTTTAGTTCAAGTGCAGCAGTATACGGCATACCTATTATGACACCTTGCAGTGAAGTTGATCCGTGCGAACCTATTAGCCCCTATGGTGAAACTAAACTGGCAATTGAATGGATATTGAAAGCATATAATCGGGCGTATAATTTAGATTACATAGCGTTTCGTTATTTCAATGCAGCCGGCGCAGATACACTAGGACGGCACGGTCAAGAACCAGGTGCTACTCATATTATTGCTCGTGCATTGGAAAGCATTAAAAATAAAACAGATTTTACTTTGTATGGAAACAATTATGAAACTCCTGACGGAACTTGTATTCGTGATTATGTTCACGTTGATGACATAGCATCAGCCCATATTGCGGCGTTTGATAGAAAAATACCAGCTGGAGTTTATAATATTGGCACTGATAGAGGTATTAGTAATTTAGAAATACTAAATGAAATTACAACTGTAACTGGTATTGAATTTCCTATAGTTTTTAAAGATAAAAGACCCGGAGATCCTGCAATATTAGTAAGTGAGGCCGATAAATTCCAAAAGACAACAGGATGGCAATCTAAACACACACTTACAGATATTATTAGTCATGCATGGAAATGGTATAATTTATGAATCCAAATCTATCAAATAATCAGGTGTTTGCACAATTATTAAGTATACTGCCAGGAGAACATAAAAGATGTATTCCAATAGGTAGTCAGTTTCCTGATGATATTTTAAAAACACTGGATAAAATCACAGGCCCTGTTGACACTGTACTACTAACCAACGGAGATGTTTGGAGATATGTTGATACAACAGAAAAAATATTTAATCACCCTAATTTAAAAAATAAAAATATTTTTTTACAAACGTTGGGATACACCAACACTAAATTTGATGCTAGATGTTGGGAAATATCGTATCCATTATATTATTGGAGGATGCAAAAAACATTGAATCCGTTTACTAATAAGTCCAGCGGCCTGACATATGGATTTAGCTGCTTAAACAACACTGACAATATTCACAGAACATTATTAGGGTATAATTTATATAAAAATAATTTATTAAATGATATTATTTTTTCACAGAATATTATAGGCGACAGCTATGCAATTACTCGAGTTGAGCAAGATGCAAAAATCTTAAATCTTGAACATTTTGAAAAATATAAAAGTTTATTGCCTATTCGATACATCGAGCCGCCTGACTCGGCGTCAGATGTAAATTTTGCTAACAACAATTTAATTAGTCATGATGCCTACACCAAGGCCTATTGTAATATTGTAACTGAATCTGAATGTGAAGAATATCCATACAGTAGAAACATAAGTATAAATGTCAATACAGAAAAAAGTTATAAACCATTCCTGGCTGGGCAGGTCCCCATCATGCTGGCGCCTCGTGGACATATTGACTATCTCAAAGGATTAGGGTTTGAGATGATGGAGGATTTACTACCAATGGGCTTTGATCAAATGCCAGTGCTGCAAAAGATTGAAAATATTATCACCACAGTGGCCAAGGGTAAAGATTTCATTGAAAATTTTTATTTTAATCATTTAAGAGAAATTAAACACAACTATGAACTTATTAATAGTACCAAAGTTGAAGAACTGGTATATAAAAGAATTAAAGATATAATTTGAAAAATATAAATGAGCTTTGATAAAATACTAAAATTTGAACAATCGTTGTCTGAGTTTACCGGCGCACCTTATGCAATCATGACGGATTGTTGCACCCATGCAATTGAGCTATGCCTGCGCTATGACCAAGTCAAGGAGTGTGAGTTAACTCCCTACACTTATTTAAGTATTCCTATGACCATGCATAAACTGGGCATCAACTACACTTATCAAGATCACGAATGGCAACGCTGGGTTGGTGAATATCCCATTGTGGGCACACGTATTTGGGACAGTGCTCGAAGGTTGCAACACAACATGTATCGTCCCGGAACCATGCAATGTCTAAGTTTTGGACACGGAAAACCTTTACATATAGGCCGCGGTGGTGCTATACTGTTAGATGATGAAAAGGCTTATAACACTATTCTGCAACAAAGATATGACGGCAGAAACTTGACAGTTAGTCCCTGGGAAACCCAAAAGACTTTTAGAGTTGGCTATCATTACAAACCTACTATCGAAGAAGCGGAACAGGGACTGGCTTCATTAGAAGTTCTAAAAGAGCTGCAACCAGAACCTAAATTTGTTGCTTATCCAGATTTGCGAAATATTGTCATAATACCTTAAGCAAAAATCATGCTATCTAAAATTCATATTGACATCGACTTTGGCATTTTTATAAATGCAGATTATACCACTCACTCTGGTAGTTGTATTAAACATCAAGTTTACGAACTCACTGATGTACACAAAGAGTATGGCGGGTTTCCTAAATCATACTGCTTAGAAAATACACTAATACACCAACTTTGGTGGAGTCCGGAGCAAATTGATTACAACTCTATTGGAGAAAAACTTGGCATTGAAGTAGTTACAGTGAGTACAATTTTACAACCTCCTGGCTGCGTAGTTCCGTTGCATAGAGATACGTTTTATCAAATTAATAAAAAATATCCAGATCGAAAAGAGCGTAAAGTTAGGGCAAACATATATCTTGAAGATTATAAATTAGGCCATTTGATTCAATATCAATCTGATTCTGGGTACAGTACCGATGTTGACTGGAAAGCAGGTGATGGATTTATTTGGGATAACGAAGTACTGCATTTAAGTGCAAACGCAGGTATGCAAGACAAATATACATTACAGGTATCTGGATTTTTAAAGTCTTGACTTTTAGATCTAAATACATTACAATTAACAAATGCCATCCACGGCTATAACTCGGAGAACAATAATTGACAAAAGAATTCACACCAGATTCAGTATTCCATTCAGATACAGATAACAAATTTGTACCAGACAAATTCGAACCTCTAGGTAAAGAGGTGTACGTTAAAACAGAAACAGGCCTAGATGCCATGGCCGGAGATGGCGGCTATGAAGAATCATACCTGGGCAATGCCATTCGCTTTAAAATGCAACGTGATAAAAAACGTTTCTGGGCAGGTGATAACATCAGCGATTATGTTAGCGAAGCCGACAAAGATGTCCTAATCAACGAAGCCGCAGAAGCATTTGAACTAGTGCTGGATCGATTGCTCATTGATCGCGAAACCGATCCCAACTCAAAAGGCACAGCCAAGCGATTGGCCAAAATGTATTTTAACGAAATAATGGCAGGAAGATATGAACCAGCACCCGACGCAACAGCATTTCCAAACGACAGCGAAGACCGATACACCGGAATGCTTGTGGTACGTAGTGAGCTTCGCAGTATGTGCAGTCATCACCACCAACCTGTCAGTGGCGTTGCTTATATCGGGATTCTTGCCGCTCAAAAGCTCATTGGCCTTAGCAAGTACACTCGTATTGCTCAGTGGTGTGCTCGTCGTGGCACACTACAGGAAGAACTGTGTAACGACATTGCAAGAGAAATTGAAAAGGCCACAGGTGCAACAGACCTAGGTGTTTATATTCAAGCAGTACATGGATGTTGCGAAAACCGCGGCATCATGGCACACAGCAGTTTGACTCAAACTACAGTGCTAAAAGGTGCATTTAATACTGATCAAAGTACCAAAAAAGAGTTCTTTGATAATATCAAACTGCAACAAGAGTTTGCACCTAGATAATTTGGTTGACTTAAAAATAACTCTATTGTATAATAGAGTATCATAACTTTAATTGGGAGATTCCGTGAAAAAACTCATATTGGCCACTGTGGTGCTACATTCTGCACTGTGCGCGGCTCAAACAACCACCGCTTACAACAGTCCGTATCTAGGCACACCTAGTACAGTATTCAGCACTGATCCCAATGCTTGGTCTCTTTTGCCACAGGCAAAAAACAATAGCAATTTGCTTGTTGGTGCCAACTATGCCTGGAGCCGTGGATGGACTGGCAAGGGCAGTACCATATTGATCATGGACACAGGTATTGATCTCAAAAGTCCGCAGTTTAGTGCGCCTGGAAAAATTGTAGCCACACTGGACCTGTCTGGCAAAGGCATACAAGATCGCCATGGTCACGGATCAAATGTAGCAGGTATTGCAGCAGGAGCAATGACTGCCACTGGTGTTATGGGAGTGGCATTTGATGCCAATTTGGCCATTGCCAAACTCAGTGACAATGCTAATGTAACCAGCGGCAATGCCATCCGTGCTCTGAAATGGGCCAACACTGTGAATTCCAATATTGTGGTGGCCAATTTCAGTGCCAACACCGGTTATTCTTCTGCGTACACTGCCAGCGTGACCAAGATAGCACCCGGAATATACAAGAGCAGTGATAAAAATTACGGCGGAGCAGCCTATTATAATTTAGAATCACCGCAAGCATGGGCATCTGTACTAAGTCCTAAAATGGTGCTAACAGTCAGTGCAGGCAACCAAGGACGGCCCTATGTACAAAACCCGGCCACATTTGCCAATGCTACCAACGCCAATGGCAGTCTAGTGCTGAATGGCCAGATGCTGGTGGTGGGCAATTGGAATTCAGGATTACAGAAAGTCGAAGGAAACACTGCCGGAACTGTGTGTAAAAATGTTGTAGCAGATGTGTGCAAAGACTTGTACAAAACATCTGATTTTTACATTCTTGCACCAGGTTCAGCAGTCAATGGCCCGGTGCCCACTTCGGTGAGCAAAACCGGATATAAAACCCTGTCTGGCTCAAGTCAAGCTGCACCAGCAGTGGCAGGTGCAGTGGCAATTATTAGTCAGTTATGGCCCTACATGACTGCCAGCAATCAGGTGCAGTTGTTGTTAAAAACTGCCAACAAAAATTTACCCAACTATGATCCAAATATCATGGGGCAAGGCCTGCTGGATCTGGATCGAGCTACAAAACCACTAGGTAACCTTGCAATTTCAATGACCGGACGCACTGGAACTACCATGCCGCTTGCAGGTGGTATTGCAGTGAGCAATGTGTCAACTGCCGCAGTTGCCAAATTGAGTTCGGTCAGTGTGGTAGACAGTATGCAACGTGATTTCACAGTGAATTTGGCACCAGCAGTCAGCGCCAACACTATGATGCAAAATCCCATAATGATCAATGCTGATCCTGGATCAAACTGGAGTGGTAGATGGACTGGCCTAACTGCAGGGCAGAATTTGCAAATGCCTATTTTGGCAACGCAGTCCGGCACCGACAGCACAGTTACTGTGGACAGTCGAATGTTTGAACCTGATGCAAAATGGGCCAATCAACTGACCTTGACAAATAGTCAATACAATCCTTTTGTGAACTTATCTGGCATGTTTGGTCAAACTAATTCGGCAACCACTGTGGAATACAGTCGACTATATCGGGCAGGTGATAAAGAAGGACGTCATACACTGCCACAAGGTTGGTGGGCTCAAGGCGGTATCATGACCACCGTGATCAATTATAACACTGCAATGGTAACCAACATAACACCAATTGTGGCAGTGCATGGCATGGCCGGCTACCAATTGAATGATTGGAATTTGTTTGCTGGGGTCAAACCCGTAGTGGCACATGGCCAAGTTACTCTGACTGCTCCTTCCAGTGTGGATGCTGACGGAAATATGAACTACAGTGAAATTCAAAATAAATTAACTGGCAAAACACCAATTGCCTATGCAGGTATAAAATATCAGCACAATTTTAAAGATGGTCAAATTGTGGGCGTTAGATCTGCAGTTGCAACAGATGGTAGTCGCAACGTAAAAGCTTATTATTCCTGGGTGTTTTGATATGAAGTACAACACATTAGAACAAGCACAACAAGCAGGTGTGGCACCGTGGGATGATGTTGTAAAAGAAGATTTCCATGTTGTGGTATTTCGTGATCGTTATCCAGTGACTGTTGGCCATTTGTTGTTTGTTCCAACACATAACACACCTGATGTAATCACTGAGGCATTCGGCGATGCTCTTAAAGAAGGAGAGCGCATGGTCACTGCAGGTGAATGTGATGCATTTAACATAGGTGTTAACATGGGAGAGGCTGCCGGACAAACAGTGATGTATCCACATGTGCATTTAATTCCTCGCCGGGTTGGTGACTGTGCTGACCCAGTTGGCGGCGTTCGAGGTGTGATATTTGGCCAGGCAAATTACAAGAAAGCCGACTATCAGAATCCGGTATAAGTAATTGTACCAGCAGCCTTTGGCTTTCATCCTGGTATACAAACTTCGCCATCTATGCGGAACTTAAAAACATGAATGACGTGTCTCTGACAAATAAAACAGCGATTAATTTTTTAAAAATGATCAACGATAAGTGGCGAAATCAGTTTTATTACGATGCTTTGAACAAACACGCCAAAGATAAAATAGTTTTAGACCTAGGATCCGGAACAGGTATTTTGTCTTTCTATGCATTGTCTGCAGGAGCCAAATTTGTCTATGCTATAGAACGGAATGGAAATGCAGCCGACCTTACATATAAGGTGCTTAAAAGTAAGTTTGATACGTCAAGGTTTGCTGTAATCAACTGTGATTTTTGGAAATCTGATTTAGATATAATTAAACATCCGATTGATATACTTGTTAGTGAAACTGTTGGTCCAGGCTTGTTTGATCATGGAATGCTGACTACCTGGCAATGTATAAAACCTTATCTATCGCCTAACGCTATCAGTATTCCGGATACTCTCAGTTGCGATTTATGGGTTTGGCAAAAACAATTAGACGCGGATTTTTTGACAACATTAGAACCTGAACATTTATCGGCCAAACTGTCAATGGATGCCTGTTTGGATCAAGATTTTGCCGAAGCATTGATCAGTCAGAATCCGTCAGATGTAAAACCAATGCGGTGGATAAATATAAATCACATACAGTCCGAGCCTGACTATATCTATACAGATAAAGTTACATACACAATGAACAATTTACCTGACTGGTGGTGTGGCAAAAAAACAGACCCAAAAATTTTATTTGACGTTGACGTTGATGCACCAGCATCTGTTGCAATAATTAATAAAATTTCATTTGAGTCTCAAACTCTATTCCTCAAAGATGCACTCTATATGCCGTGGAGATTTAATCCAGTATTCAATTTAGACTCTGCTGGCAAATACAATATTGGTTACAATAATTTTGATCCGACCGGCAACAGATGGGGACAAGAATGGAAGATATTATGATTCAAGCGGCCTTTGGCTTTCATCCCGCTATACAAACTCTGCCAGCCTATGCTATAATTAACATAGGAGAAACAGCATGCAATCATCAACACAACAACTAATCAACCACACGGAAGATAACTGGCCAACCACTAGACCAGTGGTTTACAAGTATACAAGTACCAAAGAGTACCACGACGCATTTCCATGTGCGTATAGACAGTGGAGGGCAGACAGTCATTGTAATCTAATTCACGGCTATTCATTTAGTATGAAGTTTTACTTTGGCACCAACGACCTAGATGTTCGCAACTGGGCGGCAGACTATGGTGGACTAAAAGAACTAAAGAAAACATTAGAAGATCAATTTGATCACACACTCATTGTGGCCGCAGATGATCCAGAAATGGCCACATACAACCTGTTGGTAGAGAAAAAGATGGCCAAAGTAGTTGTGTTACCTCGTCTAGGTTGCGAAGGACTTAGCGACATGCTGTACAAATATGTCAATGGTGTGTACATTCCAGAAATGTGGGGGCCGGGCGAAGCGGCACGTTTGTGGTGCTATCGTGTAGAAGTGAGAGAAACTCAAAGCAATATGGCATATCGTGAAGGCCATCGTGAATGGAATGAGGATCTTTTTGCGTAATATTTGGCGCAGTTGGGCAAATATTTGCCCAACCATTATATTGTCATATATAATCACAAACTGTTTTATTATAGCAGGCGTAATCAAGCACTGGAATCAATAGGTACACATGAACAATCACGAATATAAAATTTCAATATTATTGCCTACACGCGGCAGAGGTGATGCACTAGAACGAAGTGTAAAAAGCTTGTTTGAGTTGGCCACCGATCCAGGCGCCATACAACTTATGTTGGGCTTTGACAATGACGATACCGACGGTATTTCTGCTTTTGAAAAATCATTGCAACCTTGGTTAGACTCACAAGATATTAATTATATTGCTATGACGTTTGATCCAATGGGATACACTAGACTCAATGAATATGTTAATACTCTTGCATTAAACTCTGATTCCGACTGGATGATTTTTTGGAATGATGATGCGTACATGGAAACACCCGGATGGGACACAGTTATTTCTAAACACACCGGCGAATTTAAATTGTTAGCGTTTCATACTCATAATGATCACCCTTACAGCATATTTCCAATTGTTCCCAGAGAGTGGTTAGATACGCTAGGGTACCTAAGTCCACATGGGTTAAATGATGCTTGGTTGAGCCAACAAGCATTTATGCTAGACATATGGGAGCGCATACCAGTACATGTAGTACATGACCGACACGATCTTACCGGTAACAATCACGACGATACTTACAAAAACCGGGTGATGTTTGAAGGAAACCCAAAAGATCCCAGAGATTTTCATCATATGACTTGGTCCAATTTTCGTATGAGTGAAACTGAAAGATTATCAATCTGGATGGCCAAACAAGGCATGGATGTTTCTTGGTGGGAAAAGGTCAAATCGGGCAATCAAGATCCCTGGGAAAAACTACGTGACAATGATCCTAACGGTCAAATGAAGCAATATAAAATGTCTAACGGAATTAGATTATGAAAAAAATTGTATATGTCACAGGCTGTTTGGGATTCATTGGGGTGAATGTCACCCGTCAATGCCTAGCACGTGGCTGGCATGTGATTGGTGTGGACAAAGGTACCTATGCTAGCAATTTTAATTTTTTAACTGAGTTTCAAAAATACGATACATTTAAATTCATACACAAAGATATCAACGATCTTGATCGACTGTATGACTGCGACTATATCATAAACACAGCGGCTGAGACTCATGTGGATAATTCAATCATGAGCTCAGAGGTATTTCTAAGTAGCAACATTAATGGAGTACATCGGCTGTTAGAATTGATACGACAACAGCCTGTCCAAAAGCAACCAATATTGTTGCATTTTTCAACCGACGAGGTCTATGGTGACATTGATTCAGGAGCCCACACCGAAACTGATTTGTTAAAACCTAGCAATCCTTATTCGGCATCCAAGGCTGCCGCCGACATGTTGATACTGGCCTGGGCAAGAACTTATGGTATTAAATATGTAATTGTGCGTCCTACCAACAACTATGGCATTGGTCAATACGTTGAAAAACTTATACCCAAAAGCGTTAAATTTCTTGAATTAGGCAAATTAATTGATTTGCACAATCACGGTAATCCGGTACGGACCTGGTTGCATGCCACGGATACTGCTAGTGCTGTAATAGCTACCATTGATGCTGGATGTACTAATGAAATATTTAATATCAGTGGCAATACTGAAATGCCAAATCGAGAAGTGATAAAAAAAATATTATCTTATTATTATGGAGTTAATCATGATCACGACTGGGAATCTTTTGTTACTCCCAGTTCTAGACAAGGGCAAGACGTGAGGTATGCTATCGATGATAGTAAACTAAAACAACTGGGCTGGACTGCAACTGCTGATTTTGATCAAGAATTGGCCCAGGTAGTCAACCACTACAGAAATAATTTCGTATGGTAAAGAATTATTTGGTATGTGCAGTTCGCCCCATATCGGACAATTGGATGGGCAATGATAGTTCACAATTGTATTTAGACTATCAAGAAATGTATCGTCTAAGACTGGCCAGCTTTCAACACTTTGTAAAAGAACCATTTGAAACAATATTGTGGACGGATCCGGCTACCAACGGCGATACCTGTGCATATCAAAATTGGCTTGACATTAAAGAATTATGGCAGCGTGAACCTTGCAACGTATTCTGGGCTGGTGCCGACACACTTATGATTCGACCTACAGAATTGTTTTCAGATAGATTTACTGAATATCGATTGTTCAATTATACTGATCCAAAAAGTCATGGAGATTTTGCACACCATTTCAATGACGACATACAATATTATCCACACACCATGTCACCCAATGTATGGAAACTGGGTGAAGAGTGGTTGACTCAAAGAGAAACTCACCCAAATCGTAATTGGGGGTTTGACCAGCTAAGACACAATGCCATGTTCTGGAGTCAAGATATCTTAGACTCTGACAGACTACATCCAGAGATGGCCTATCAAGCAATAAAATTAAGATCCTTGTCTGACCAACTTATGATAGACATTCATAATGAGTGGAACGGTATAGATATAAATCAAGCACACATGCTACATTTTCATGGTAGCCGTGGAAGTCAATCAGTGATAACCATCATGAAAGAAATTTGCAGTCAACTTGGAATTAAATTATGAAACAGATATTGGAAGACATTAAAAAATACATTGATTCTAAACATGCAGACAAGACCTGGGTAGCTGGCCGAGACTTTGTCAACTATGCGGGTCCGTATTTTGACTCAGACGAATATGTAGCTGCCGCAGAAGCTTTGCTTAACGGCTGGCTAGTAATGGGTAATAAAAGTCTAGCATTTGAACGCCAGTTTCCTGAACAGTTTGGCAAGACTCGCGGAGTGCTGACCAATTCAGGTAGTAGTGCCAACCTGCTGATGATGACAGCAATGAAGAGCAAACGTGGCTATAACTTTCCGCAAGGCACCAAGGTGTTAATGCCCATTGCTGGATTTCCTACTACTTTAAATCCAACTATTCAAAACGGATTTACACCTGTGTTTTGCGATATTGAAATTGACACCTTGAACATTGATCTGGCTCCAGCTGAACAAATACTTGCCAACGATCCCGACATACGAATCATTACATTTGCACATGTGTTAGGCAATCCTCCCAACATGGATCAAGTGATGGAACTGGTCAATCGACACAATCTTGTGCTATTGGAAGACTGTTGCGATGGTCTGGGCACAACATACAAAGGTCAACCTTTGGGCAGTTTCGGCCTAATGGCATCATGCAGTTTTTATCCAGCACATCACATGACCATGGGCGAAGGTGGCTTTGTGGCCATGAACGACTCTCAACAAGAAGTCATTGTGCGTTCGTTGCGTGAGTGGGGTCGAGGATGCTACTGCGTTGGGCCCGATGCCAACAAGTTAAAATGTGGTACCTGTGGCAAACGTTTCAACGAGTGGATTCCTGAAATGCCCGGAGAAATATTTGATCACAAGTATGTGTATGACGAGATTGGTTACAATCTAAAACCCATTGAACTACAAGCGGCCATGGGGCTTGAACAGATTAAAAAACTGCCCGAGATACACGCTCTACGTCAGCGCAACTACAATCTGTTGTTTGCCATCTATGAAAAGTACGAAGAGTTTTTTCACTTGCCACGTGCTAGAGAACATGCAGATGTGAGTTGGTTTGCCTTTCCTCTTACCATTAGAGCAGGCGCACCGTTTACACGCAACGACATTGTGGACTACTTGGAAGAACGTTTAATCCAAACCCGTCCATACTTTGCTGGCAACATCATGCTACAGCCTGCTTACAGCCACTTGATGAATCCTGCAGATGCACGTGACAACTACCCTGTGGCCACACTCACAATGAAGAACACATTCTTCCACGGTTGCAGTCCGGTTATTACTCCAGAACAGATTGAGTACATTGGTGAGCAGGTAGACGGCTTTATGAGTTTATTCAAATGAACCGCTTAGAAAACAAAATGAGAGTGTGTGATTGGATCGCCGACTACTTGAAGTCAATTGGCGTTGAACGTGTGCACGGATTAATGGGTGGTGGTGCCAGCGGACTCAATGACGGATTCATCAAACAAGGCATGCCCTACATCTGCTATCACCACGAGCAAGGTGCAGGACATGCAGCCACAGCCGAAAGCAAGTTCTCTGGCAAACTTGCGGTAGTCAATCCTACAACAGGTTGCGCAGGTACCAACTGTGCAACATCGGTTTTAAATGCATGGCAAGACAGTGTACCTGTTTTGTTTCTGTCAGGCAATGTTAGATTGGCAACCTGTAGCGGATACATCAACAAAAAGAACAACATCAATGTTCGTAAGTATGGCATTCAAGAACACCATGTTGTTGACACCTACAAGACCATGACCAAATTGAGTTGCTTTGTTGACAATGTACAAGACGTAGCATACACAATACAATATGCAGTACACTTGGCAACAACAGGACGTCCTGGTCCTGTATGGATTGATATTCCGGGTGACATTCAAACGGCACAGATGCCTGAGAATTACAGAGAATATGTTGCCACCGCCTTGGTCGATACACTGTCAGACTACGATGGTGTAAAACAAGCTATTGCCAAAGCAGAACGGCCCGTTGTGTTGGCAGGATACGGTATTCGTCAAAGCAATACTGTTGACCAGTTTGTTAAATTTATTGAACAATATCAAATTCCATATGTCAGCACCTATGGTGCAAGAGATTATACTACTGCCAGCCATCCTCTAAGCATTGGAGCAGTTGGCATCAAAGGAAGTCGCGCTGGAAACTTTGCTATGCAAAATGCTGATTTACTTATTGTGTTGGGCAGTAGTTTAGGCGCCAGTGTTATTGGTTATGACCCTAAACAGTTTAGTCCAGACAGTTATAAGATTGTTGTCGACCTCGATATCAACGAGTTAAAGAAAGACATTGTTGAAGTTGATGAAAAATACAATGTTGATTTAGAAAAGTTTTTTAGGAGTTTGGCATGACAAGACAAGAATGGATTGAAAAATGCAATCACTGGAAATCCAAATGGCCGGTAATGCAGGAAGAATATCGTCCAGCTGAAAATGATTTTCAGTTAAACATCTATGCCATACTTGATGCGATTAATCAGCACAGTTTAGCCAATGACATTTTAATGGGCGATGCTGGCAGCATTAGCTATGCAGGTCCTGTTGCATTAAATGCCAAACACGGACAAAGATTTATTTTTAGTCCTGCACAAGCAGATATGGGGTGGGCGTTACCTGCAGCCATTGGTGTAAGTATGGCCAGTAATCAACAGGTCATCAGTATCATCGGCGATGGTAGTTTTATGAGTAACATTCAAGAATTAGCCACAGTTAAACAACACGAGTTGAATATCAAGTTTGTTATTCTCAATAACAACGGTTACCTAAGTATTAAAAATACACAGACAAAATACTTTGAAGGAAGGGTGCATGGAACCAGTGCTGAAAGTGGCCTGTGGTTTCCTAGCTTTAAAAATATTGCGGTAGCATTTGGCATGCCTTGTGTGGATATCAGAACAAAAGAAGATCTGCGTCTTCATTTCCCCAATGCCCTTAACAAAAAAGGTCCAGTCATTATAGACTGCCAATGTCTTGGCCAGCAAGAAATATTACCAGCCCAAGCATTAAAAAATGGAAAGCAAGCAGGCCTACACGATCTAACACCATTCCTGCCAGATGAAGAACTAGCACAGGAAATGATTGTTAAAATATAAAATACCATGCCAAATTCCTTATACCAAAATATTCCAGGTCTAGAAAACTCAATTGAATTCAGAGACAATTCGCCCTACGACGAATTAAAAAATCTGTGGTGGCCTCGGTACGATCGGGGCATGTGGAATTACATGCATCAGTTTCGAATACTCCCAGAATTTTTTGATCAACTAATGACACATGTCACTGGCAATGCTATTGTAGTGCAAGCCGGCGGCAACTGTGGGCAGTATGTAAGACAGTTCAGTCAACGATTTAATACTGTATACACATTTGAACCAGATCCAATAAATTTTTTGTGTTTGACTTTGAATTGCGGTGACAATGTAATAAAAACACAGGCCTGTGTAGGCAATGAAAGAAAATTTGTAAATCTAGACAGAAGGCACGATTCAGGCGCTATTCATGTAAGCGGTACGGGTAATATACCCACAGTGATCATTGATGAACTAAATTTACCAGCCTGTGATTTGATACAATTAGACATTGAAGGCTATGAACTTTTTGCGTTGCAAGGCGCACAACGTACTATTGAAAAATATCATCCTCTACTTATGATAGAATGGTACGAGCCCTGGGCCCAAAGATACGGCACAAATAAAACCATGCTTGACAATTTTTTAAACAGTGTAGGATACAGTAAAATTTTAAGTCACAAATCTGATATCGTTTACAAATATCAACCATGAAAACAGCACTGATTACCGGAGCCAATGGATTCATTGGTCACTACTTGGTAGAAGAATTTTTAAAAGATCACCGTGTGATCTGTGTGGTACGACCTGGCTCAACCAATATGGAACGGATCAATCACATGCTGGATCGTGTTACTGTAATCGAGCACGACATTAAAAATTCTTGTAAACACTTGCCAGCGGCAGATATTATATTACATGCTGGCGCCAATCCTAGTTCGGCTGACAGCTTGAGTGATCCCACAGCATCTGTCATGGACAATGTGCTGGGCACACTGAACTTGTTGGAACATGCTAGACACACAGGCGTTGAAAGATTTGTGTATTACAGCAGTGCCGAAGTATTTGGACCTATACCCATTGGTCAAGACAGTCAGCCCAACGATGCCTACAACAGTAATAGTCCCTATGCGGCTGGCAAAGCAGCCGGTGAAGAACTGTGCATGGCCTATGCCAATTCATTCAATGTCCCTGCAAGTATCATACACATCAACAATACCTTTGGTCCACGCTGCCAGAGCAATCGTTTGCCCGTGATCATCATACGCAAATTACTCAATAATGAAACTTTAGACATACATGTGGGGCCCGATGAGTTGATTGGTGGACGTCGTTGGTTTTATGCTGGAGATGTTGCTGGTCATACTCGATTTATATTAAAGATGCAATCCGCTCGTTGTGAAAAATGGAACAGTGCCGGTGATAGGTTTATCAACAATCTTGAGTTTGCCCAACACATTGCTCAAATAATGGACTGTGAATTATCTTATCGGTTAGTTCCAGTTGATCGCCCCGGGCATGACTTGTGTTTTAGTGTTGATCCTAGAAAATTATATGAACTAGGATGGCATGCGTCCGACTCCTATGAAGAACGATTAACCGAAACCGTCAATTGGTATAATAACAATCCTGAATGGCTTGTACGATAATTGACAACACCCAATTAATATTGTATACTAGCATATGAAGAAAATCTATTACTCTTGCCAAGATGGCAACACACAATATTCTTTTAAAAGTATTCCAATCAAGGTCATATTATGAAAATAAAAGTAAGCGAACTATTTTACAGTTTACAAGGCGAAGGTCGTTTTGTAGGTGTTCCAAGTGTGTTTTTGAGAACATTTGGGTGTAACTTTACCTGTGCAGGGTTTGGTTGTGCACCAGGAAAAAAATCCTCAGGCGCAGATGAAATTGCCCAAGTGGTGCATTTATACAATCGCTTTGAAGATTTACCATTGGTAGAAACAGGATGCGATAGTTATGCGTCATGGCATCCAGATTTTAAACATCTGAGCCCAAGTTATACCACAAATCAAATTGTGGATCAAATGACTGCACTAACACCAAATAAACAATGGACACAGAAAAATGGCAACGATGTTCATCTGGTTATCACTGGTGGAGAACCACTGTTAGGATGGCAACGAGCATATGGCGAATTATTGGATCATCCCAAAATGGCAGATCTTCGGAACATCACTTTTGAAACAAATGGCACCCAACCTTTACAAAAAGAATTTAAAGATTATCTTGGTCACTGGCGTACCGAGAACAAAGAAATTACATTCAGTGTCAGTGCCAAACTTTCAGCCAGCGGCGAGAGTTGGGAAGACGCTATCAAGCCAGATGTTGTGGCCAACTATCAAGAAGTTGGTACTGTTTATCTTAAATTTGTTGTGGAAACAGACACACACATTGAAGAAGCTGTCAAAGCAACACAAGAATTCAGAGCAGCTGGTTTCAACGGTGTGGTTTATCTAATGCCCCAAGGTGGTGTTGTTGAACCGTACAATAAAAACCGACAACGAATAGCTGATATTTGTTGTGAACAGGGCTGGAACTACAGCCCTAGATTACATGTAGACTTATGGGGTAACGGATGGGGCAAGTAAAAAATCAAATTGTACACTGGATCAAAGAATATGCCGAAACAGCCGGTATGAAAAGTTTGGTAGTAGGCATATCGGGCGGTATTGATTCAGCAGTGGTCAGTGCGTTGTGTGCTAGCACTGGTATTCATACAGTGGCAGTTTCTATGCCCATTAGGCAACGACCTGAACTGCATGATTTAAGTATGCGGCAAGGTGCTTGGTTGGCCCAAAACTTTGATAATGTGCGTCATGAAATTATCAATTTGACCGCGGTGTTTGATGAATTTGAAACACGTATGAATACCTACAACAATGTGTTGGGATTTGCCAACAGTCGTAGTCGATTGCGCATGGTCACGCTGTATCAAATTGCACAAAGCACACAGGGATTGGTGGTAGGCACAGGAAACAAAGTTGAAGACTTTGGTGTTGGATTTTATACCAAATACGGCGATGGTGGTGTAGACATCAGTCCCATTGGGGATTTATATAAATCTGAAGTATGGGCATTGGGTCGAGAATTGGGTATCATTGAAGATATTATCAACGCAGCGCCCACAGATGGATTATGGGACGATGGTCGGACCGACGAGGATCAACTGGGCGGATTGACCTACAAAGATTTAGAACTTGCAATGCAACAAGACCAAGGCGAAGTGTTGGTAAAAGGCAGTACAGAATTACACAATTTACAGACTTATCAGGCCATACGTGCAAAAAGTCTACACAAGATGAATCCAATTCCTGTATTTAAAAAATGATCAATTCAAATTTTGGCTTTACTCCATTGAAGGAAGTATGGTTAGGAGATTGCTATCCTGCTGGCTGGTACGATCATTTGCCAAATGAAATTGCTGATCCATTTAGACAAATAACAGAATGGACCAAACAAGACACTGGAAAATTACAAAAATTTTTAGAGGATAAAGGAGTAGTAGTTAAGCGTCCGGTATTTGATTCAATTGATAGCTATCTTGATAACAATGATAATTTAGTAAAACCTCCTATATGTCCTAGAGATCACTATTTGGTGCTTGATAAAACATTATATAGTCTGCATAATAAATTAGAAAAAGATCCATGGCAGCACATTATGGATGAATACAAGAATTTAGGATACGATGTGCAACCATCAACGCAACAACAGCCAATAAATTACATTAACCCACCATCGTTGGTTCGTATGGGGCAGGATTTGTACTTAGACATTCACACTCATTCGGATGTCTGGAGGGATTCATGCGAATGGATGGTTAATACCGCTAGAAATTACCGTGTTAATATTTCTGAGACCTACGGGCACAGTGATGCAGTATTTTGTCCAGTGGCGCCCGGTGTGTTAGTATCAAGTCATTACAAAACAAATTATGATCAAAGTTTTCCAGGATGGGAGGTATTTCAAATTCCTAAAAATTTAAATAATGCCACTTTTGACATGCAACAATGGAACACATCAAGCGATACTATTAACAACAATAAATCGTTTGCTAATCATGTGCTAACTCTTGCTAGTGATTGGGTAGGTGATTTTAGAGAAACAGTATTTGAAGTTAACATGTTAGTATTAGATGAAAAAAATGTTGTTGCAATGAAAGAATATCCTCCATTGATAAAATGGTTACAAGATAAAGGTATTACAGTACATCATTTTGATCTGCGTACCAGGAGTTTTTGGGATGGTGGGTGGCACTGCTTAACTTTGGACATACACCGTGAAGACACTCAATTTGATTTATTTCCAGAACGTGGCAAAAATGGAGTTTATTGGCGACAACAATGAACAAAATTTCACACTAGCACTTAAAACCAGATAAATTAGTCTGTAGCACTCAAATGTTATATTAAGGAAAACAAATGGCAAAAATTGGATTTATTGGAATTGGCAAACTCGGTCTTGACTGTGCCGAAGTATTTGCAGAAAAACATGAGGTACGTGGTTACGATATCTACCCACGTACCAGTGATAGTGTTCAAGTCTGCGATATTGCAGAACTTGTTGACGAAAGCGAATGGATTTTTATTGCGGTTCCTACTCCGCATGCTGAAGGGTATGATGGATCTGTACCCAGTTCGCACATGGAGCCTCGCGACTTTGGACACAACGCAGTAATTGACGCCATTAATAAAATCAATGCCAATGCCACTACACCTAAAAAAGTTGTGTTGATTAGCACAGTACTACCTGGAACTACTAGACGCAAGTTCATAACATTACTTGATCCCAAACATGAATTTTGTTATAATCCCTATTTGATTGCCATGGGCTCAGTAAAGTGGGATATGACCAATCCAGAAATGGTAATCATTGGCACAGAAGACGGTAGCTTGACTGGAATTGCAGGCAAATTAATCGATCTCTATAAAACCATCATGGAAAATGATCCACGTTATGAAGTTGGTACATGGGACGAGTGTGAATCAATCAAGATTTTTTATAACACATTTATCAGTGCCAAGGTCGGTCTTGTGAATATGATTCAAGATTTTGCAATGAAAATTGGCCATATTGATGTTGATGTAGTTACTAATGCGCTTGCAAGAAGCACCATGCGTATCATGGGACCAAAATACATGACCGCAGGTATGGGAGATGCAGGTGCTTGCCATCCACGTGATAACATTGCATTGCGTTGGCTGGCCAAAGAATATGAAGTTGGATATGATTTGTTTGACACAGTGATGTCTGCTAGAGAAATGCAGGCAAAAAATCTTGCACAGTTTTTAGTTGATCAAGCAAAAACTCATGTCATGAGCATTGTAATTCACGGCAAGGCATACAAACCAGATGTTGAATACTGTATTGGATCTTATTCTACCTTGGTAGGACATTATGTGAAGCAATTAGGATTTAATTGCAGATACATAGACCCATTGGCAGATGATAAGACAGATGTTATATCTGAAATCCATACACCGTCGGTAGTATTGTGGGCGCATAATCGCAAGATCACTTACGAGTACACTGGCAATCAAGAAGATACACAACCTTATTGTGAAATTCCCAAAGGGTCTATCATTGTTGATCCTTGGCGCAAGATGAGTCAATTAACTGACTATACTGTTATTCACTATGGTAACACAAGAAGTTGATAGGCGCAGGATATTCAGTGTTTGAGTTTTGTTGTTATGACGCAAAAGAACATGTAGTGTTCTTACTAAAAGGAAAACCCAATGGGAATGTTTGACAAGCTATTTAAAAAAACAAAGCCAGTGGCGGCACCTGCAGCACCC